GTAGGCGCCCTCGAAACGCCCGGCGATCGCTTTGACAGCGTTGGCCGTCGGGCCGTCGGTCCAGCCGACATTGATGCTGGCACCGCCGGCGTAGGTTTTGCTGCGGACCGCAAAGCGCACACCAGGGAAAGCCTCGCGCAGCGCCTGACGCACCAGGGCGGCGGTCTCGGCGCAGGTCAAATATCGTGTAGCCATTTTTATCTCCTTAGATGGGGCCGAAGCCCCGGGTTGGTCAGTCGTAATTCGCGGCGTATTGTTCGGCGGTCTCGTAGCGGTCGAACACTCGCACCGCGCCAGGGTTAAATCCGATCAGCGCCTCGCAAGCTTCAGCGAAACGGCTATCGCTGGTCCCGGCGTAGTTGCCGCCGAACATCGGGCCGACACAGCCAAACAATGTGCGATTCTCGGGGCAGAGGACCAAGCCGCAGCCCTCCCTAACCTCCAGCCTAAAAGCGCGGATCGCTGGGCCGGGTTGAAACGGGCCAGGGACATTCACGACACAGATCGTGTCGTAGCGGCCCGAAACACCGCCGTTCGTGCAATCAGTGCCACCAGCGGGGCGGTACACAGTCAAGATCATTCCCATCACAGTCTCCTTATTCGACGAAGAAACCCGGCAGCATGATTGCCACCAGGGCAACAACAGCAACAGCCAAAAGCACAAAGTCCACAGCGTTCTCCTTTCGTTCATCAATCGTTCGTATGTAGTAGAACACAAACGCACTACCATTGCAACACCACCAAACAATCATTGTGCAACCGTTGCGCATTTACAACACATGGAACCGATACAAACGAAACCCACCCAGCTGCACCTGACCGAGCGATTGCGCGAGCAGCTCTACAACCAGGCCGCTCGCGAGCGCCGCTCGATGAGCTCGCTGGCCGAGGAGCTCCTGACGCAGGCCCTCGAAGAGCGCGCCAGCCCAAACGATCGACTCGATCGGGTGATCAATGGCGGGCGGTAGGCGCAACCGCGAGCGCGGCGCTGAGCTCGAGCTCGAGGTGGTCCACACCTGGCGCGCTCAGGGCGTGGAGACGCAAAGGGTCCCGCTCTCGGGTGGGGCGGGTGGCATGTTTACTGGCGATGTCATGGTCGGTGGGTACACCATCGAGTGCAAGCGCCGCAAGGATGGGTTCGGGCCGTTGTATGACGCGCTCGCCCAGCAGGGGTCGGATTTTCTGGTGGTGAGAGCTGACAGAAAGCCGCGCCTGTATGTCGTACCAGAGGAGCTGATGCTGAAATGGAATCAGGACTTTGGGATTTTTAAACTAGCAACTAGCAAAAAGGAAACAGAAAATGAGCTTTGATCTAGGACTAACTGGCGGGGACGGCGGCCAGTACATTCGTTATAACGCCTCCACCGGGACCTGGCAGGTCGACGGTGAAACCGTGCAGCTCGGTCAATTCGTGGTCGACCACAACAGCCTGCGCACCGGCTGGGGGAAGATCGTCGCAGGGATGGGACCGGACTGGCAGTGGGACGCGCAGCCTGGCGTCAAGGGCAGCCAGCCCAGTGAGGACCACAAGCGGGGATTTTCCCTGCAGATCTACGCCAAGAGCTTTGGCCAGAGGGAATGGTCCACAAACTCGGCGGGTTCGAACCGGGGCCTTACGGCCATCTGGGGTCAGATTGCCGAGCAGTCAGCTGCAAACCCTGGCAAGGTCCCTGTGCTGAAGTTCACTGGCGCGACGCCCACCTCGGTGGGCAAGGGCATGACGCAGGTCCCGAACCTGGTGCTGGAAAAGTGGATCGACCCGCCGGCTGACTTTGGTACCCAGGGGCGCGCATTCGCCTCGAAGCCAGCAGCTCCAGCCCCTGCAGTGGCAGCTCCAGCAGCTGCAGAGGACGAGTTTTAACTACAGGCTGTAGACCGGGCCGGGCTAATCCCCCGGCCCTTTTTTGACCCAAAAATTTATGACAGACCTGGTACAACACATTGAGCGGGTGGCCCGGCATCTCTGGGGCGACCCAAATGACAAGCTCAGTAAGCCCGGCAAGGAGCTGCGATTCGGCACACACGGGTCGAAGTCGATCGACCTGGAGAAGGGGACCTGGTACGACCATGAGGCGGACCATGGCGGTGGCGTTGCGGACCTGATCCGCCAGGAAACAGGCGGCGCGAAGATCGAAGCGTGGATGAAACAGGAGCTCGGCATCGAGCTCGCGCCACTGGCAAACGGGAACGGCCATGCGCATGAGCCCTGGCCCATCCAGCAACAAGCCAAGCGCATCAAGGCCACATATCCGTATTACGACGAGCACGGCGAGCTGCGGTATGAGGTGATCCGATTCGAGCCGAAGGATTTCCGGCAGCGCCGGTACGATAACGGCCAAACCTACTGGAACCTCCAGGGGGTTACACCCCTACCTTATAACCTGCCGGAGCTGCTGGCCCATCCTAGTCGCCCAGTGTTTCTCACTGAGGGGGAGAAGGATGTCGACGAGCTCAAGCGTCTCGGGCTGCTGGCCAGCTGTAACTCGGGCGGGGCGAAGAAATGGGACGCGGCGCTGAACCCGTATTTCAAAGACCGCAAGCTCATCATTCTCCCTGACAATGACGAGCCTGGCCGCAACCACGCGAAGGTCCTGATCGAGCAGCTCAAGGGCATTGCCAAAGAGATTCGCGTCCTCGAGCTGCCGGGCCTCAAGGAAAAGGGCGACGCATCGGATTGGATTGCAGCTGGCGGGACGCGCCAGGCTCTGGTGGAGCTCGCCAAGACTGCGCCGCTTGCAGCTGACTGGCAGGCGCCGGCTGCGCCACCGCGGCTGCCGATCCTCACGCTCTCAGAGATTGCCAAGCTGCCACCGGTCACCTGGCTGGTTCAAGATTTGATCCCGCGGCAGAGCCTGGCCATGATTTACGGCGAGCCTGGCGGTGGCAAGACATTCACGGCGCTGGACATTGCGCTGTCCGTGGCGCATGGGATCAATTGGCATGGCCACCAGGCGCAGCGCGGGCAGGTTTTTTATGTGGCGGGCGAAGGCGTCGGCGGTTTCCGCAAGCGGATCGCAGCCTGGCACAAGCACAAGGAGCTCGCCGAGGCGGCACCCTTCTACCTAATCCCGAAGGCGGTCAATCTACTGGATGTTGCCGAGATCGCGGACCTGATCCAGACCATCGAGACCTGTCGCGATCCAGCGTTGCCGGTGGCAATGGTGGTGTTTGACACGGTGGCGCGGTGCATGATCGGCGGGGATGAGAATGCGGCCCAGGACATGGGCCAGGCGGTCCGGAACATGGATCTGGTCAGGGAGGCGATCGGCTGCGCCGTCATGCCGATCCATCACTCGGGCAAGGACAGCAACCGCGGAGCTCGCGGCTCGACGGCGCTGATCGGGGCGGTGGATGTCTCGGTCAGGGTGGAGCGGGAGACGGATCGCGTCACGATCACGACAGAAAAACAGAAGGACGCCGAACCGCTGGCGCCCATGCAGCTGCAGACCAAGAGCATTGAGCTCGAGGTCGGCGAGTTGGGCCTGGAGGTGGAGACCAGCCTGGTGCTCGAGGAATGCGAGGACCCGATCGAGTTAGAAGCCAGGAAGAAGCTCTCGCCGGGGCAGAAGGTGGCCCTGGACGCGTTGCATGAGGCGCTGCAGCAGGCAGGGAAACAGGAGTACGGGCCGCACATTCCGAAGGGCTACTTTGTGGTTTCGGAGAGTCTGTGGCGGTCGATCGCGCTTAAGAAGCAGATCAGTGACGGGTCGGAGGAGAGCAAAAAGAAGGCATTTTTACGGGCTGCGACCGCGCTTCAGGAGCGGGGAATTGTGGGCAAATGGGACGATTTCGTGTGGATATGGAAGGGCAAGCATGATTAGGGTAAACCCGGAAAAAAGGCGAACAAAAGGTGAACAAATCCGGACAAAAGTGGATGTCCGGACGCCTGTGGATAAGTTGTGGATAAGGACACGCCGGACAAACCGGACAGACATGGGAGAGTGAGCAATGGCGCGGGTTTCCAGGCAGACAGACAAGACGGACAAACGAACCCCAGACCCGGACAGACAAATCTCCTCTCTAGGAGATTGTCTGGACTGTCCGGACCCGGTTTTTGGGAGGTGGATGGATCTGGGTTCTGTTGCTACTTGTGTCGAAGAATTAAAGGAGTTCAACCGGAGGTGGGGGTATGGTCGGAGCTTTCGATTAGCGGGTGATGAGCTGGCTGGAAAGTTGAGGCGACAGCTCGAGCTGCTGGAGACGACGGCAAGGGAGGCGAAGACGGGCTACCTGGTGGAGCAGAGGGCAGAGGCGATGGTCAGAGGGTTGAGGCTGGCCAATGAGAGGATCGCGTTGGCGGGTCATCAGCCAGTGGATCGGACGGAGTGGGCCGAGCTGCACCCGAGCGGGATGGTGGTGAAGCTGGTCAAGACCAGGGCAGCGGTGCCTGCTGATTCAGCCGAGGCGTACTTTGCGCTGGAGGACATCGTGAAGTGGATACCGAAAGAGGTGCTGGAGATTATGAAAGCCTTCCCGGGGTCGAGCGTGACCAGCGTGACCACCAAGTTCAACGAGGAGCGAGAGCGAACGGCCAAACGGCTCGAGGCGGAGGCGGTCAAGCCAAAGGCCGAGACCCCTGGATTTGAGGACATGGACGATGACATCCCCTGGTGACAAGCCGAAGATCCGCAAGTATTCGATCCTACCGGCCAGGTCTGTCCAGGACGACCAGCTGCACCCGACCAGCTTTAGGCTGTTGGCGGCCATCTGTCTGCACACAAACGGCTGGGGCATCTGTTGGCCGTCAGGCGAGACGCTGGCCAGGCACATTGGCAAGAGCCGAAAGACCGTGTCGACCCATGTCACTAGGCTGGTGAAGGCAGGTTATGTCCGCAAGCTACAGCCCAAGGCATACCCTTTTGGGTTCAAGCGAAAGAACGGCTGGTACACGAACCGCTACCAAGTGCTCTTTGAGGGCCCTCAGACGCCCTTGCCGACCCGCGAGCAGTTCCTGGCAGCCCGACCCCTTATCGCCGAGAACGAGGCCGACCTGGACGCTCTGGAGGGCCCACAAAACAAGACGGGGATTAAAAGGGGTGACGAGGCGCTGATTCAGAGTATTGCGCAAGCGTTTCGCCAGGGCGTCGAGCGGGCGTCCGGCGTGGTCCGCGATGTTGGTCAGTCCTTACTTTGCGCGGAACGCCTGGCAGAAAAGGGCATCGAGCCAGGCCAGGTGCTCGAGGCCGCGGTCCAGGCGACGATCGCCTGGCGCAAAGAGCGCAAGGACCCGCCCATGACCCTGGATCAGGTGGCCAAGTGGGCCGGGCTGGAGTGAATATGCAGAGGCCAATCGACCGTTTGGCCATTGCACGACGGTCAGATGCGATTGAGAATTGTTCACACACCCCGGGGTGGGGTTTGGCCGCGGACCGCGCAACCGACCTTACCCCTCCCCCGGCCCCGCGCTACTGGCCGGGGGGATCGCTCAAGATTTTTGCATTTTTCCCAAGGAGAAAAAATGGATAACGAGGCATTCGACGACTATCTCTGCTGGTACGCGCACCACGAACCAGCCAACAGCTGGACCGAAAAGGAAGAAACCGCAGCCGAGTCGGCCTGGGCGGCAGCCTATGTCCGCGCCGGGAAAATTTGCCAGCTGAAAATCGACCGGCTCACCACCGAGCTCAAGGAAACCAAAGCCCGCGTCGCCACCCTCGAGCGCGAAAACGCCTGGCTCGAGAGCCATGGGGTGACGAAATGAACGCTTACGAGCAGTGGCAGACGAGCCAGGCGCTGCGCGACGCCTATGACCGGTGGGCTACCACGCCCCCGGAGCCAAAAGAGGATGACGAAGAGACCAAGGAGGACGACAATGAATGACGAGTACTGGAAGCAGCGCTGTGAGTTTTGGTGCGCCAGGTATCTGGAGCTGGCCCAGGCGGTTCGGCCAGTGATTATCAGCGCGTCGCGAGTCGACGATTATGCGGAGCTGCAGTTCCATGTGCAGCAGCTCGAGAGATTATTGAGGAGGGATGCGTATGGGCAGCCAGACGATCGATCAGCTGGTTAGTAGTGCGGACCCGCAGCTGCAGCAGTATGTGGGGATGTTGAGGGACAGGATTGGCCAGCTCGAGACGGAGCTCTCCGGCGTGAAAACGGAGCTCTCTTATCTGAATCGCGCCCTCTGGGGCGCCCGCAACGAGGAAAACCTGCACCGAGCAATTGACTCGGATTTGAATTTGATACCCGGAGGGACGGTTAGAAATGATCTGCCACCAGTGTCAGACGAATGACGAGGCGTACAAGACGGAGGTCTTGGAGACGCGAGAGCGATGGAACGAGGAGGAGAGCGAGACCTACATTTATCGCCGGCGGCGATGCATGAATTGCGGCTATGTGTTTTTGACCTTTGAGTTTAGGGGTGGCGAAGATGAGTAAGCTGACCACACGCCAGGCGCGAGCGCTCATTGCGACGCCGGAGAATCAAGAGCGGGTTTTGGAGGAGCTCGGGCATATCGCGAGCTCGGATATAACGGATGTTGTGAGCTGGACCGGGGATATGGCCGTGCTCAAAACGAGCCATGAGCTGCCGACGCAGGTGAGAAAAGCGATTAAGAAGGTGAAAATCACGCCGGGGAAGTACGGTAATGCGGTCGAAGTGGAGATGCACGACAAGCTCTCGGCCCTGCGCATGATGGCCAGGGTGACGGGCTTGAATGAGCCGCAACAAGATGACAGCCAGCGCCCGACGATGATCGGGATTAAGTTGAATTTGCACAAGGTGGAGGAAGTGATCTATGCCAAGGACCAGGGGCGCGACGCAGAAAAGGACGAGGACTGATGCCGGGATTGATGCGCTAGGGGATCTGAGCCTTGATTTCTCGACGAGTCCGACGACATCGAAGTTTTTGTCCGACGATTCGTTTTTTCGAGGGCTTATGGGGCCAGTGGGGTCTGGAAAGTCTTATGGTTGCGCTTCCGAGATTTTGCTGCGAGCTGTGCGCCAGGCCCCAAGCCCGGTGGACAATATCCGTTACACCAGGTGGGTGGTCATTCGAAACACCTACGGTGAGCTGCGCACCACTACGATCAGGACATGGCTGGAGATTTTCCCCGAGCATATCTGGGGGCCAATCCGCTGGTCGCCACCGATTACGCACCACCTGCAGCTGCCGAGTCGCGACGGCGTCCCAGGGCTAGATTGTGAGGTGATCTTTCTCGCCCTGGACGACGCGAAGTCGGTCAGGAAGCTGCTGTCCCTCGAGGTGACGGGTGGCTGGTGCAACGAAGCGCGTGAGCTGCCGCTCGCCGTGGTGCAGGGACTGACAGCTCGCGTCGGGCGATTCCCGAGCAAGACCCACGGCGGCTGCACCTGGCGCGGGATCTGGGCCGATACGAACCCGCCGGACGACGATGGCTGGTGGTATCGCCTGGCGGAGAAGGAGCCGGTCCGCGGAAAGTACAAGTGGAATTTCTACACGCAGCCAGGCGGTATGGTTGAGGCCAGCCCTGAGGCGCCAGGCGCGATACCCGCCGCGGGCAAGTTCTGGGTGAATAACCCGAAGGCGGAAAACACCAGGAACCTGCCGCCTGGCTACTACGAGCAGCAGCTCGGTGGTAAGAACCTCGACTGGATTCGCTGCTATATCGGGGCGCAGTATGTGTATGTCCAGGAGGGTAAGGCGGTTTGGCCAGAGTACGACGACTCGACGATGGTCGACGATGCGCTGAGCTACACGCCGGAGTTGCCGCTACTGATCGGCTGCGACTTTGGTTTGACGCCTGCCGCGGTGATCGGGCAAAAGCTGCCCTCCGGCACCTGGCATATCCTGGAAGAGATTGTGACCGAGGACATGGGTCTGCAGCGCTTTGGCCAGATGCTGCTGCACCAGATCAACATGAAGTACCCGCGAGCTGAGGTGATCCTGACGGGCGACCCGGCTGGCCAGGCGCGTGACCCGATCTTTGAGACGACGGCCTTTGACCACCTGAGGACCCTCGGGTTTAGCAAAGTGCAGCCAGCTGCCACCAACGACTTTGGGGTGCGTCGCGAAGCCGGAGCTGCGCCCATGATTAGGCTCATTGACCGCAAGCCAGGGCTGCGGGTATCCAGGAATTGCCCAAAGCTGAGAAAGAGCCTGGCTGGTGGCTACCACTTCAAGCGCGTCGGCGTGGCCGGCGAAGAGCGATTTCGCGATGCGCCGAACAAGAACCAGCACTCCCATGTGGGCGATGCGTTTTCCTACTTGATGCTGGGTGGTGGCGAGTACAAGCGGTTGACCAGGAGCGGATCGCGAGCTGGCGAGGGCAAAATGTTTGTGGCCGACTTTGATTTTGATGTGATATGAGCCACTGGGATCAATTTTTGAGCTCGCTGCGCCTACCCGAGGGCGGGAAGCTGGTCCCGTTCTTCTACGGCCATGTGGCCATGATGAATCTGAATGAGCACGACGAGGCGACGAGACTAGCTGTTCCGGACTGGATTGGCCGTTTGAAGGCTCAAACGGACATGGGACCGTGCTTTTCTGGCATTTATTACGGCAAACCGATGATGTCTTTCGGGATAATTCCGATTTGGCCGGGTTTGGCAGAGGCTTGGATGATCCCGGACAGGGATATTGGTCGCGTGGCGGTACCACTGTGCAGGGTGGCCAGGCAGTTCTTCAACCACTGTGAAACCACAATGGGACTGCGGCGCATTCAAATCCTGGTCCGTTCGTCAAATGTTCGTGCTGTCGAGTGGGCCAAATTCCTATACTTTGAGCACGAAGCCGAGTTGAAGGCTTTTGGTCCCCTTGGGGAAGATTATCTAATGATGAGGAGGTTAAGTAATGGGCGGTCTATTCTCTAGTCCTAAGGCCCCGGCTCCCGATCCTAAGATCGCCGAGACCCAGGAGAAGCAAGAAAAGCGCGTGGCTGAGCAAGAAGCCACCAAGCAGCGTCAGATTGCCGCGTCGAGCAGAGCTCGCCGCACCGGCGGAATGCGCCTGCTGTTTAGCCAGCAGCGCGAGAACCCAGCTCTCGGTATCACCTCGACGGACAAGCTCGGCGGCGACGGAGGCATGAGCTGATCATGCCTGGCGTTTACGACAAGGATGGCAAGCTGATGAAGAAGTTTGCCTACACCAAGGCGGGCGCCGCAGCTGCTAAACGGTTTGCGCGTGAAAGTGGTGGCCAGGTCAAGACGGACGACAAGATGGAGATGGCCAGCAAGTTCAAGCGCAAGCGGGTGAAGATGTAATGCCTGCCAAGAAGTATCAAAACCCGAGTGGAGGTTTGAATGCCGCCGGTCGGGCTTACTTCAAGCGCAAAGAGGGGGCCAATCTAAAGCCGCCGGTCAAGGGATCGCCAGCTGGAGCTGAGCAGCTGCGCCGCAAGGCGTCGTTTCTGGCCAGGATGGCCGGCAATTCCGGGCCGGATTTTGATGAGAAGGGTCGACCGACGCGAAAGCTGCTGTCTCTGCGAGCCTGGGGCGCGAGCTCCACGGCTGATGCGAAGAAAAAGGCAGCTGCATTGTCGGCCAGGTACAAGCGAATGAAGGATAAAAAATGAGCAGAATGTCGGTCAAGGAGGTTTTGAAGCGAGCCGAGATGGCGGACAGCCGCAAAGACTTGTGGCGCTCGATTTACGAGGAGTGCTACGAATTCGCCCTGCCGCAGCGAAACCTGTACTCCGGCCATTACGAGGGCAAGACGCCTGGCCAGAACAAACGAGCTCGCGTTTTCGATTCCACGGCCATTAACTCGACCCAGCGTTTTGCCAATCGCATTCAGAGCGGCCTGTTTCCACCCTATCGAAAGTGGATGCAGCTCACGCCAGGCACCGAGATTCCCGCGGCCAAGCGTAAGCAGGTGGCCGATGCGCTAGACATTTACTCGGACAAGTTTTTTGAGATTCTGCGCCAGACCAATTTCGACCTGGCGATCTCCGAGATGCTGCTAGATATGGCCGTCGGCACCGGCGTCATGCTGATTATGCCCGGCGACGAGGATGTTCCCGTGCGTTACACCGCGGTCCCCCAGTACCTGGTCGCATTTGAGGAGGGCCAGCACGGGGTTGTGGATAACCTTTACCGCAAGCTGCGCGTCAAGGGCGAGGCGATCACCACCCAGTGGAAGGACGCCAAGATTCCGCCGCAGCTGCAGGTCAAAATTGACCGCAAACCAGAAGACGAGGTCGACCTGCTCGAGGCGACGATCCACGATTACGCCAAGCGGACCGTCTCATATCATGTGATCGACCCGAAATCTAAGGAAGAGCTGGTCTATCGGACCCTGCGCAAGAGCTCGCCCTGGGTGGTTGGCCGTTACATGAAGGTGGCCGGCGAGGTTTATGGCCGCGGACCCCTGATTAACGCTCTGCCCGACATCAAGACTCTCAACAAGGTCAAGGAGCTGCTGCTCAAGAATGCCTCGATCTCGGTGGCCGGTGTCTACACCGCAGCTGATGACGGCGTTTTGAACCCGGCGACGATCAAGATTGCGCCAGGCGCGATTATCCCGGTGGCCAGAAACGGTGGTCCGCAGGGCGAGAGCTTGCGTCCGCTGCGCTCTGGTGGCGACTTCAATGTCTCGCAGCTGGTGATTAACGACCTGGTCACGGGCATCAAGAAGATGCTGCTCGACGACACCCTGCCGCCCGACACCATGAGCGCCAGGTCCGCTACCGAAGTGGCCGAGCGCATGAAAGAGCTGTCTCAGAATATCGGCCCAGCCTATGGCCGGCTGATTACCGAGGTCATGCAGCCAATCGTGCGCCGCACGATGGAGGTGCTCGACGAGATGGGCATTCTGGACTTCCCCTTGCGCATCGACGGCGCTGAGGTGAAGGTGGTCCCGACCGGATCTCTGGCCCAGGCTCAGAACATGCAAGAGGTTAACGATGTGCTGCAGTTCGTCCAGGTGGCCAATGGGGTCGGCCTTGGTGCACAGCTGGCCATTAAACAGGACGCCCTGGCGGATTACCTGGCCGACAGGCTGGGGGTGCCGAGCTACCTGCTGAATTCAAAAGAAGAAAGAGAGCAAATTGCCGCCCAGCTCGCACAAGCGGCGCAAGCTCAGATGGGCGGTGGCCAAGAGCCGCAGCTCGCAGCACCACAAGGAGCGTAATTTATGATGGCAGAAGGATGGGAGGGGCTGCGCGAAGCGGAGCCTAAGAAGCAGGCGTCGGATGAGAATGAGCTCGATCTCTTAATCACCCGCGTCTTTTCAACCGAAGATGGTGTGAAGCTGCTCGAATGGATGCGGTCGATCACCATTGAACAGCCGACCTGGTATCCGGGCGAGGACGCCTCCCACGGGTATGCCCGAGAAGGGCAAAACTCCCTGGTCCGGGAACTAGAGCGGCGCATTAAACGAGCGAGGTCTAAATGAGCGATAACCCGACCGCCGATACCGGCGACAATCAGGCCGCAACAGAAGCAAAATCCGATGGAGATTCCTTACTAACCCTAAACAGCAAGTCTGCTGAACCGCAAGAAAAGGTCGATAACCTGTCCGCGCCGCACCTGGAGCCGGACCCAAACGACGCAAAGCAGCTGGTGGAAGAGGAGGACGATACAGAATTTGTCCGTCCAGAGTTTTTCCCCGAAAATTTCTGGTCCGAAGAGGACGGCCCTGATGTAGAGGGGCTGGCAAAGGCTTATTCAGAGCTGCGAGCCAAGATGTCTGCCGGAAAACACAAGGCCCCAAAGGATGGCAAGTACGATGTGACGAGCCTGGCTGACAAGGGTGTGCCGGATGATGACCCAATGCTGAATGATTTTGTTGGTCTGGCTAAAGAGCAGGGCTTAAGCCAGGAGCAGTTTGACCAGATGGTCGAGCTCTACACCAATCATGTCGGGGCGCTTGAGGAAAAAATTACCGTAAGCCGCGAGCAAGAGATGAAAAAGCTCGGTCGCAATGCGGACAAGGTGATTCAATCCACCGAGCAGTGGCTGACCAAGCTGCATAACGCCGGGACGCTAAACTCCGACGAGCTCGAGGCGATGGGGCGCGCCAGCAATAACGCCGCATTTATCTCGGCTCTGAGCAAGATTCGGGCGAGCTACATGGAAACCGACATCCCTGGAATTGATATGCAAGAGAGCCAGAAAATGTCGATGACCGATGTCCAGTCGATGATGGCCGACCCGAAATACGGAAAAGATGCTGCCTATACCAAGAAGGTCGAGGACATGGTTTACTCCATGTTTGGTGAAGCTGGTCGTTAAAGCTTCTCAGTCTGACTTAAATGGCTGTAACGATTATTGCGTTACAGCCATTTTTTCTTGATAATCCGTCAAACGGATAACCATTCGGCCCGTTGCTACGCATAGCGACCCGGATCGGACAATCGCAAAGCAAAAAGTGTTTTTTGATTTTTTACTTTTAACTTTGATGAAAGGAAATTGAGATGGCTATTTCTATCTCTAACGCCTTTGTTACATTGTTCGACAGCGAAGTGAAGCAGGCTTACCAGGCGCAGCGCGCCCTGGCTGGTATCACCCGCGAGCGTACCAATGTCGAAGGCTCGACCGTTAAGTTCCCGAAGATCGGCAAAGGCACCGCCTCTGTCCGTATCCCCCAAACCGATGTGACGCCTCTGAATGTGACCTACTCTCAGGTCACTGCGACGATGACCGACTACATTGCAGCTGAGTATTCGGACATTTTCCACCAGCAGCGCGTTAATTTTAACGAGCGTCAAGAGCTGGTCCAGGTTGTTTCTGGTGCTATTGGCCGCCGCATGGACCAGGTCGTTCTCGATGCCCTGGCTGCTGCGTCGTCCACCGGCACTGTTGCCAAGACCATCGCTGACGACGGCACCACTGGCTCAGATTCGAATTTGAATGTGGGCAAGCTGCGCGCCGCCAAAAAGTATCTCGACGGCAAGAATGTGCCGATGGAAGGTCGTTCGATTGTTATTCACGCGAATAACCTCTCCGCTCTGCTCGGTCTGACTTCTGTTACCAGCCAAGACTTCAACACCGTCAAGGCCCTGGTCAACGGCGAGCTCGATACATTCCTGGGCTTTAAGTTCATCACCCTTGGTGATCGCGACGAAGGTGGCTTGCCACTGTCCGGTAGCGATCGCACCGTGTACGCATTCCATCGCGACGCAGTGGGCATGGCCATTGGCATGAACCAGACCAGCCGTGTTGACTATATCCCCGAGAAGACTTCCTTCCTGGTCGCGTCGATGTTCAGCGCTGGCTCGGTTGCGATCGATTCCGAGGGTATCGTTAAGATTACCTGTACTGAATAAGGAGGAATAGGTCATGGCTTTTAATCGTGAAAACTTTGGTCCGATCGGTAACACCTCTAAGGCTGGCAATTCGCCCGTCATGTGGGGTTACAAATCGGCTGACGCTATCGCTACTGTCAACACTTCCGGTTATTTCAACGGCGTGTCCGACATCGTTTCGGTTGGCGATGTGATTTACTGCTACGACACTGCGACGCCCACCGCTAACCTGGTGGTCGTTCTCAGCAACGCTTCTGGCGTGGTTGATGTGTCTGACGGCCAGGCTATCACCGTAGCTGACGCTGACTAACCAGCAGCACCCCGGGCGAGCTCAGGCTCGCTCGGGCATTACTTGAGGGCGTGATATGGCAGCTGGAGATACGAAGCTATCAATTTGTTCAGATGCGCTCATTTATCTCGGCGCAAAACCCTTAACCTCTTTTACAGAGACGAGCGACGCAGCTCAGATCTGCGACCGCCTGTATGACGACATCCGCGACATGGTGCTCTGTATGCACCCGTGGACCTTTACCCTAAAGAAAACACAGCTGGCCCGACTTGTCGACACGCCTACCTTTGGCTGGAAGTATTCCTACCAGCTGCCCGGCGATCGTCTTGCAGGTGTGCGAGCCGTGTTTCCCGATGAGAATGTTGGCGTGAGCTCGACGGTCGAGTTCGATGTGCAGCAAGACAAGCTTCTCACCAACATCGAAGAAGCTTGGATCGATTACCAGTACCGGACCCTTGAGAGCGACATGCCGAGCTATTTCGTCAATCTGATGAAATATATCCTGGCATCAAATTTTGCGGAGACCGTTACCGACCAGCTGACAAAAGCTGAGTACTACCAGCGCCTGGCATTTGGTCTGCCAGAAGAGAATATGCGCGGCGGTTATTTCCGCCAG